CCGAAGAACCCGAGCTGGCCCTGGACGCGAGGGGGGATGAAAAAGGGGAATGACCTATGGTTCATTTGCAAGCTCTGGAAGTTGACGAATCGACTACAACAAACCAAGGGTTTCCGCGACTCTATACAACGTTCGAGAAAGATAAGGCAATCAAGAAAGAGATTCGTCGGCTTCAGAAAATATTAAAAACCATCTCTCCCGAACACATGAAGGTGGCGGAGGGGCTTATACAAGAAACGGCGTTCATGCGGGCCACACTTGCCGAGACACGCTTTGTCATCGACCAAGAGGGTGTCCTCGATATGTTTGAGCAAGGCAAGCAGTCCTTCATTCGTGAACACCCGGCGACGAAGGTCTACGGCACGCTAATTATGCGTTACACGGCAGCATGCAAACAGCTTTTCGATCTGCTGCCCGATAAAGCGAAAACCGGAGAAATTCAATCCGACGAGTTGGTCAACTTCCTCAAAAAGCATCAGCGGAAATGAACTGGGCCAAGGAGTACCACAGGCAGATAGAGGCCGACGAGGTTGTGGTCTCGGCTAAGGTCCGCAAGGTTTACGCAAGACGCCCCGGGGAAACTGGGTTTTCGACGAAGAGGCCGGGGAAAAGCCGATTGAATTCATGGAGACCTTTTGCAGGCAATCGAAAGGCGAGTGGATCGGGCAGCCCCTCGTGTTGGACGTTTGGCAAAAAGCGTTCGTGCAGTCTATCTTCGGCTTTATTCATAAAGACACCGGCGAGCGTCGCTTCAAAGAAGTGCTTCTTTTGATCGGCAGAAAAAATGGGAAGTCTACTTTGCTCTCGGGCATCGCGCTCTACATGCTGATGGCCGACGGCGAAGGCGGAGCCGAAGTTTATTCCGTGGCCACAAAGAAGGACCAGGCCAAGCGGGTGTTCGATGAGTCAGTGAATATGGTCCGGCAATCGCCCGGCCTTTCGATGCACCTTAAGAAGCGGAAGACGGATGTCTACTTCGGGCTTACGTTCTCGAAGTACGAACCGTTGGCTAGCGACAGCAACACCTTGGACGGCCTGAATTCCAGCTGCGTCATTATAGACGAGCTGCACGCAATCAAGAACCGTGACCTGTATGACGTGATGAAAAGATCTACGTCGGCCAGGCGCCAACCGCTTATCGTGATGATTACCACGTCCGGCACTGTCCGGGAGTCCATATATGACGAGATGTACGATTACGCAGCGAAGGTGTTGGACGGACTGATTGAGGACGACCGCTTTTTGCCGGTGCTCTATGAACTGGACGACAGGCTGGAGTGGACCGACTGGCGCATGTGGCCGAAGGCGAACCCGGGCCTTGGCGTCATCAAGAAAATCACGTCTCTCGCTGAGAATGTTGAAACGGCCAAGAACCGACCGGACGAGTTGCCGACTACATTGTGCAAGGACTTCAACGTCAGGGATACACCGGCCGGTTCCTGGCTTAGCTACGAAGATATCAACAACGAGGAGACATTCACGTTTGAGGATATCGAAGAGTGCTACGCCGTCGGTGGCGCGGACCTTTCGAGCACGACCGACCTAACCTCTGCGACGCTTTTGGTGATGAAGCCGGTGAAAGACGAGCCGGGCAAATTCAAGAGGTATGCCCACCAGATGTACTTTCTGCCTGAGGCGTTAGTGGAAACCCGGGCCAAGGAAGACAAGATACCTTACGACAGGTGGAAGGACAGGGGCTTCCTTCGGACATGCCCGGGCAACAAGGTTCTCTACTCCGACGTAACGGCTTGGTTTTTGGAGATGTTTCAGGAGCACGGGGTCCGGCCTCTTTGGATAGGCTACGATCCTTGGAATTCCGCTTATTGGATTCAGGAGATGAAGGACAAGGGATTCGAGATGTTCGAGGTGCGTCAGGGTTACAAAACCCTCTCCCAGCCAATGAAGGAGCTCGAGGGAGACCTGAGAGCGCACCTCATCAACTACGGCAACAATCCTGTACTCAAGTGGTGTTTGACGAACGTTTCGGTTAAGCGAGATGACAACGACAACATCCGCCCGGTCAAAGGCAAGAACCAGCGCCTCAGGATAGACGGAGCGGTTTCGCTGTTGATCGCATATGTAGCCTTGCACGAACACATGAGCGATTACCTAGCTCTTGTCGGATAGGTGGTGATGGAATGGCCGAAAAGAGAAGCTTGTGGGACAAGTTATTGGCGTGGGTGAAGAAACCGCCTGCCGATATCAGGCCGATGGCCTATGTCAGCCTCGGGTTCACGGGCTGGGCAGGCGATCCTTACTCTTCGGATTTGGTGAGGGGCGCGGTGGACGCGATAGCCCGAAACGGGGCGAAGCTGAAGCCTCGGCACGTCAGGCGAGTAAACGGAAAGGTGCAGCCCGCCGCGGTTTCGTCAATAGAACGGCTGTTGCAGATTAGGCCGAATCCCAGGATGAACACATACGACTTTCTCTACAAGGTGATCGCCACCTTGATGCTGCAAAATAACGCCTACATGTACCCGGAATACGATCAAGCATTCAATCTGGTGGCTATTTGGCCAGTGACATACACGCATTCGGAATTTCTGGAGGACGCTGACGCCAATCTTTATGTCCGCTTCGCTTTGGCAGACGGCAAGCAGGCAGTGTTGCCATACGATGATATTCTCCACCTCCGCAGGCATTTCATGCGCTCGGAGTTAATGGGCGACGACAATTCGCCGATCAAGAGCACTCTCGAAGTCATCACAACCACAGACGAGGGCATGGCCAAGGCGGTGAAGACGAGCGCGAACTTACGGGGGCTGCTATCGTTCACGACCATGCTGAAGCCCGAGGACCTTCGGAAACAGCGCGATGATTTCGTCAAGGAATTTCTGAATGTGGATAAGTCGGGCGGCATAGCGGCCCTTGACGCAAAGGCCAGTTACACGCCTCTTGTCAGCGAACCCAAGATAGTAAACGCTCCGCAGATGCAAGAGCTGAGGAATCGCGTATACAGGTACTTCGGCATCAACGAAAAGATCGTCATGAGTACGTATTCCGAAGACGATTGGAACGCTTTTTACGAATCCGTGTTGGAGCCGATAGCTACTGCACTGTCGCTGGAATTCACTGCCAAGCTTTTCTCTGATCGGGAACGCGGGCACGGGAACGAGATTATATTTGAGGCCAACCGGCTGCAATATGCCAGCGTTAAGACTAAATTGGCTCTGCAAGCTCTCGTGGATCGTGGCGCGATGACGCCCAACCAATGGCTGGACGCATTCAACTTGCCTGCGATTGAGGGCGGCGATGTGCCGATCAGACGGCTTGACACGCGCCCGGTGGACGAAGGCAAGAAAACTGATGATGACGGAGGGGATGACGATGGCGGAAAAAGCTAAGAAAGAGGTCCGCTTGGCGGAATTGAGAGCGCTCGACTCAAACGCCGAGGGCGAGATGGTCTTGGAAGGCCGCGCGATTGTTTATGACAGCCCGGCTGTGGTCGCTGAAATCGATGGAGTCAAATATTACGAAGTCATCAAGCGTGGGGCGCTGGACGGCGCCGACATGCGCGACGTGCCCTTCAAGTACAACCATTCCCAATCGGTCATGGTCATGGCGCGCACGCGCAACAACACGCTGCGTTTGACACCCGACGAGCAGGGATTATGGATTAGCGCCACGCTTGCCGACACCACAGCCAGCCGCGATCTTTACGAGCTGGTGAAGCGCGGCGACGTTGACAAAATGAGCTTCATGTTCACCGTTTCTGAGGAGTCCTATGATAGGGACACCCATACGCGGGCGATCACGAAGTTCAAGAAAATATGGGACACGTCGGCAGTAGATTTCCCGACGTACCCAGATACCTCACTGTCTGCAAGGAGCTACTTTGAGGCTGTAGCCGAGGCGGAGGCCCAGGCGAAGGCCGCGCTGGAGAGCGAAGAGCGGCGCAAGGCTCTGGAGAGAGCTGAATTGCGGAAGAGGCTGTTGCTCAGAACACACTGTTAGACCTTTGTTTTGACTCTGAAAGGGGAGAAGCCGACAATGTTCGAGAAAAGACTTGCTGAAATCAAGGCGCGGAAAGCTGAAATCCGTAGCCTTCTTGAAACCGATGACAAAGACGTAGACCTCGAAAAGCTTGATGAGGAACTGAAGAGCCTCAATTCTGAGACGGAGAAGATTGAGAAGCGGCGCGGAATGGCCGACGGCATCAAGGCTGGTTCCGTGGAAACCCGCGTTGTAGACAGCACGAAAACTGCCGAGACCGCCGACGCCGAAAAGCGCGGAGAGGCTTTGAAAGAAGGCCGCTCGGTCACCGTGACGTCCTCGGACCTCGTGGTGCCCGCTCACCAAGCGAAAGACATAAAACCCACGTTCAATGAAGTCTCGGGCTTGATTGATCGGGTTAATGTTATGAACTTGCTTGGTGGCGAGTCGTTCACCCAGCCCTACCTGGAGGGTTACGGCACGGGTGACTACGAAACGGAAACCACGGCTTATGCCACCGCTGAACCCACGTTTAACTATGCGACCATGAGCAAGGCAAAAGTCACCGCTTATGCGGAGGTCTCGGAAGAAGTTTTGAAACTTCCGGCGGCCAACTACGAAGCAGAAGTGCTGAAGGGCATCAGAATTGCGCTTCGCAAGAAAATCACAGGCCAGATTCTTGCGGGCGATGGCGAGTCGAACCATCTCGTCGGTATTTTCGATGACGACGCCGCTGCGATAGACGCTGCAACCGACATCGATATTGCGGAAATCGACGAGACGACTCTCGACGAAATCCTGTACGGCTTCGGCGGCGATGAGGACGTTGAGGACGTGGCCGTGCTTGTGCTGAGCAAGCTGAGTCTCAAGGCATTCGCCACTTTGCGCGACTCGATGGGCAAGAAAATCCATGACGTCGTAAATCGGGGCAACGTTGGAACGATTGACGGCATACCGTACATCATCAACAGCGCGTGCGACTCTCTCGCCACCGCTGGCTCAGGCGACTACTTGATGGCATACGGTCCGCTGTCCAATTACACCCTGGCCATCCTTAGCAACATCGACGTCAGGAAATCCACCGACTTCAAGTTTTCGACCGGGCTGGTCGCCTATCGCGGCGACGTATTTGCGGCGGGCAACGTGACTGCGAAGGACGGATTCCTGCGAATCGAGAAGACCTAGGAGGGACCAAAAGTGGCTAGAATAGGATTCAACCCCGCCTTGGTCCCAATTAAGACCGACGCGGGCACGAAGGTAGACATGGCGTTCTTGGCGCACTTCCAAGTACTCGCCGCCGACGCGGTTGCTTTAGACGATGATGGCGTGCTGGCGGCGACGGCGCTGACCGACGAGGCCCAAAGCATCACCGAAGGCATCACAAACCCCGCTGTGCCGAGGAACATCTCGGTTGTAGGGAACGCTTCGGGCATTACGGGAGACGTGGTTGTCACTGGGACAAACTATGCAGACGATGAGATCACCGAAACCATCGCGCTAAACGGCGTGTCTGTGGTCGAGGGCGACAAGGCTTTCAAGACTGTAACAGAAATCGAATTGCCGGTTGAGACTGATGCCGAGACAGACACGGTAGCCGTGGGCTGGCAGAATAAGCTCGGGCTGCCATACAAGTTGGCTCACAACACCGTGATTCCAGGCATGACTTACCTAGACAACTCCGCCGAGGCGACCGATCCTACGGTTGCTGTTGACGCTGCCGACATCGAGAGCAACACAATCGAACTGAACACTGCCCTCAGCGGCGAAATCGTTGACGTTTACCTGATTGTGTAATCGTTACAGGTATGGGGCGGGCAGGGGTCCGCCCCATCTTTTGCCAGTTTCCCGGGAGGTGATGGTTCGTGGCGACCATGTTGGATACTGTAAAAACCCTGCTTCGCATCAGCGCGTCCACAACGGCATATGACACCGAAGTCCAGGCTCTCATCGACGAGGCAAAGGCAGACCTTGCTCTCACGGGCGTCCTCTCTGCCAAAGTCGATGAATCGGATGAACTGATCGCGCGCGCCATTGCGACGTACTGCAAAGCGAATTTCGGATGGCAGAACGCGGACGCCGAGCGGCTGCAAAGATCATACGATCTGCTCAAAGCGCATCTTACTCTATCTGTCGATTATGCCGCGTGCGCCGTCACTTTCGCGGTAACCAGCGGAGAAGCGGCCGTGGAGGGAGCTACGATCCATTTCGACGACAAGGAGAAGGTCACGGGGTCCGCTGGCAATGTAGTGTTCTACGTGAATCCGGAAAACCAGTTGGCTTACACTGTCAGCGCAGACGGATATGTCACAGTTGCAGACAAGATTGATATCACCGGCGATGTAACCATCGACGTCGCTTTGACGGAGGGATGACGAAATGCTCTGCAATGAAGTCGTCAAACTCGTTACAATCGCCAATACGACCAACGATGCGGGCGATTTGATTTCTTCGCCGACCGAGCGTGAGGTGATGGCAAACAAAAAGAGCGTTCGTCAGAGCGAGTTTTACCAAGCGATGGCCATCGGCCTCAAACCGGAAGTGGTATTCGAGCTTCGCACAGTTGAGTACGATGGTGAAACGCTGCTTTCCCACGGCGACAAGGAGTACCGGATCATCAGGTCATATGCCAGAGATGACGAATGGACGGAGCTCACCTGCACAAGTTTGGTCAATAAGGCAGGCGATTAAATGCGCATCCCAAAGGCGGTCAAGATAACAAAAAAAGGCGTGGAGTTTGTTTCCAGTGTCGAGCGGTGCAAATACTTCATCACCGAGCTTGAGCGGGCGGCGCTGAAAGATGTGGCGAAGCTGATTCGCAAGCGGGGCCTCGGAGAAATGAGGAAGCTGCCCGGCTTGCGCCGAGGCAAGCGGCCACTCCACGCTCTGCAATACTGGGTGCGCAAATGGGAAAGCGATTTGCAAGTGGGCTTCAAGCACGATACCTGGTATGGGGTAGACCAGGAATTGGGCACAAGAAATCAGCCGAAGCGGAGTATTCTGCGGGATTCGGTGTTCAACAATCTGGACGATATCAGGCGTATCGAAGGCCAATATCTCAGCGCCATCGAGGATGAGAATAGAGCGTTGGGCCTGATTGATGAAGCGGAGGAGGTAGGCGACGATGAGCCAATTCAATGACCTGCGAAAGGCCATCAACGCCTTCCTTGAGACGAAGCACTCCCGCGTTTATTTCCAACAGGCCGACACGGAAGCGGCTTTCCCCTATCTCGTCTTCGATTTACCCAACATGTTTGACAGCGGAGATTCCCCCGTTATCTACGTTTTGGACGTGGACGGTTGGGACGATGACGCAAACACTGCGGTGCTTGAAGAGCTTATGGAGACGGTGGACGGCGATGGAAACGAAAGTAACCCCACAGGCTTGCGGCGGCGGGGGCTCACCCTCGGCGAGAATTCAAGAGCCGCCGTCTACCGGGATGCGATGTTGGCTCCTCCGCCGCCGACAGACGAACCGAAGCTCAGACGTCGCAGGTTCAGCTATCAAGTCAGAGTTTACGAGAGGTGATGTAAGTGTCGCTTACGACTGAACAAATTGAGAATATCCAAATTGATCGCGGGCTGGTTTATATTGATTATGGCGAGGTCGGAGAACGACAGCTTGCTCCCACGCGCGGGGGCGGGTCTTTCACGGTAACGAAGAATATCCGCGAAATCGAGTACGACGGCAGGCGCGGGAAAACCAAGGGCATGCAGGTCGTTGACGAGGTAAACGCCATGCTGTCCGTGCCGCTCCTGTGTTCGAGCATGGACAATTTGGCTTTGGCCATGCCCTGGGCGACGTATTCGGAAAGCAAGATAACGGCAGAGAGCGGCAATCTCGGCGTGGTCGCCGACAGTGCGTATTTGACGAACGTAACCTTGTTCGCAAAGGTGGTCGGCGGCGGCTACAAAAAGATAACACTGTTCAACGCCATGGCGGAGAATGATTTTTCACTCGAAGCGAAGCCGAAGGACGAGGGCGTTGTCACGCTGGAAATATCCGCGCACTGGGATGCTGAGAGCGACAGCGCGGATTTGTATGATGTCGAAGACGTGGAAACCCTCGGCGCGGATACTACGCCTCCGACGGTTACGCCTGTTCCGCTTGATGAGGCGACAGATGTTGCAGTTGATAGCAACCTGACAGCGGAATTCAGCGAAGCCATCAGACAGGGCGACATTGTTGACGGGAACTTCACTCTCATCAAAGCATCTGACGGCACAATTGTCGCTGGTTCGCTGAGCTACACGGCAGCGACGAAGACGGCGACATTCGATCCGACTGCCAGCCTTACTGCGGCGACGGATTACATTTGGATGATCGCGAACGTGAGGGACATGGCGGGGAACAAGATGGAAAAGGTGGTCGTAAACTTCACGACTGCGGCTTAAGGATAAGGGGCGTAATTGCTACGCCCCTTCTTCACTTTCCGGCTCCTTGTCCAGGAGATCGCGCGCGCCGCAGAACGGGCACTCTTTCCGCTTGAACAAGAAATAATATGGCAGATAGAAGACGCCGAGGCAGAGGAAGAACGCAAGCCAGGAGAATTTCTTGACGGGCTTCACCATTCGCTTGCAGTACGGGCAATACTTCATGGCAAATCAACCTCCAGATCCGCTATATTTTATGCTTGTCTTCGACGTCTTATGACTTTTACCTTTATTTGCAAGGAGGATATACATGATTACCATTGCGCAGGGCATTAAATTATCCGCGATTGTAGACAAGATGGACATCAAAATCACCAACCCAACAGGTTCCCAAGCAGAAGTGGGAGCGGACCTGATGATGCAGATAGTCAAGAAAGCGCACAAGGCGGAAGGCGAGTTGTACGCTTTTGTCGCCGAGGTAAAACACATATCGGTCGAGGAGGCAAAGCTAGCCGATTTACTCGAATTTATAAAAGAGCTTACGAGCAGCCCGGAACTGATGGGTTTTTTCGGCGATGCTGTCAAGTCAAAGGGCCAAGGATAGTCGAACTGCTATCAAAGTCATACGACTGGGCAGCCATCCAAGGCCTGCCGCTCTCCGCGATAGATGGATACTTGGAACACGCGGTCGAGCAAGAGCGGGAGACGGCGTTGTGGGCTATGTGGACCGCCTTATTCCCGTTCATGAAGGCGGGCTTCATCCAAGACAAAAGTTTTAACGACTTTGCGTCGGCTTTGAAGAAAACCGAACACCGCGCCGTCTCAGACAAATCGGCGGAAGAGATCGAAGCCGAGATGGACGAAGTTGTGCGCGCTTACAAGCAGCGAAGAAGGTGATGATCCATGGAAATTTTCAAGCTGTTCGGCTCCGTCTTTGTAGACAACGAGGAAGCCAACAAGTCCATCAGTAAGACTGTGGAGAAGGCGGAGGGCCTGGGCTCAAAGCTGGCCAAAGGCATTGCGACTGCCGCCAAATGGGGCGCAGCGATAAGCGGAGCGGCCATAGCCGGCGGAGCGGCCTTGTTTGGTCTTGCTCAAAAAGCTTCCGAGAGCACGGAGCGCATCGACAAAATGTCTCAAAAAATCGGCATGTCGAGAGAGAGCTTCCAGGAGTGGGACTTCATCCTCTCGCAAAACGGAGCTTCTGTCGAAGGCTTGCAGATGGGGCTGAAGACACTGTCAAAAGCTGCTGACGAAGCCGGGCAAGGAATCAGCACGTACACCGATATCTTCGACAGATTAAATATTTCAGTCAAGGACGGCAACGGTAATCTCAAAGACCAGGAAACGCTGTTCAACGAGACGATAGCGGCCCTGACGCAGATGGATAACGAGACGGAGCGCACGTCTTTGGCTACCCAGCTTCTTGGCCGCTCTGCGCAGGAGCTTGCGCCCATGCTGAACAGCGGTTCGGCGTCTGTGGAAGAATTGCGGGCAAAAGCGCACGAATTGGGGCTTGTGCTTGATGACGACGCCATTGACTCCGGTGTGCAATTCACGGACACGATGGATCAGCTCAAGCGTTCGCTTGGAGCGGTGTTCACTACCGTTGGCACCTCTGTTATGCCGATGTTTCAAAAACTGGCTGACTGGGTTATTGCCCATATGCCGCAGATCCAAGCGGTTTTCGGCACAGTGTTCAGGG